GCGTTGCGCGGCAAGGACGGCAAGAGGGGCGCGCCAGGCCACGACGGTGCGCCAGGCGCACCGGGGCGGGCAGGCGAGCGCGGCGAGCGCGGCACCGCCGGCGCCAACCTGGTCAAGCTGGAGGCCGAGGCCGGCGTGCTGTTTGCCGTGTGGTCGGACGGCCGGCGCGCGCCGATGGCGCTGGAGGCCGTGCCGTGAGCTGGGTCGACGACACGCGCGCCGCCTGGATTGCCTGGATGGGCGGCACAACGCCGCCGACCGACGACCAGGCGACCAGGGCGCTCGAGCTGGCGCTGTCGACCGTCGAGACCTGGCTGGACCGGCCGCTCGAGCTGGCCGAGCGCATACAGGACGACGCGCCCGTTCATGGCGTGATCCGGCTGCGCGCCTGGCCCGTCGAGACGCTGACCACGATCACGGTCAACGGCGAGGCGCTGGAATTAACCTATGTAAAACTCGACAAGCGCACCGGGCGCCTGGTGGCGCCTGGCTGCTATTACGTTTCTGTAACGACGACCTACACCGGGGGCTTCGACCCCATGCCGGCCGACCTCGAGCTGGCGCTGTGGATGGTCGCCGCCCAGCTCTACCCGTCGACCCTGTCGGCCAGCGGCGCCGACATGGGCCAGGCGGTGCGGCGCGTGACGACGCCCGACGTGGGCACGGTCGAATATGCGACCGGGACGGCCAGCGAGGCGACGGCGGACGAGCTTTTAGGCGGTACGGTATCGCCCCAGGTTGCCGGCCTGCTGTCGCGCTATCGCGCCGAATCCGTCGTGGGAGGCGCCTGATGTGGTCGCAAGCCGCTCACCGCCAGGCCTGGGAAGATAACGTGGCTTTCCTCGCGGCGCCGGCGACGTGGACGCAGGACGGCACGCCGCTCGCGCTGCGCGCCGGCTATGCGATTGGCCGCGAGGCCGACCTGGCGATTGCCAACGACCTCGGCGTCGGCACGCGCAAGGTGACGATCCGCCAAGTCGACACCGCCGGCCGATTTCCGCGGCCGCTCGACCGGCTCGACATCGCCGGCGAGTCGCTGACCGTCGACATCGTGTTGCCGCTGGTGTTTGCCGGCGAGCTGTACGGGTGGAAATGCCTTTGCGCCGGGGGCACGCCATGAGCGAGGCCTACAAGCGCGAGCTGGTGCGCGGCTGGTGCGAGGCGGTGACGGCGGCGGTATTCGTGCAGACGATCAACGACGCTGATCGGCCGGCCGGTGCTGCGCCATGGTTTACCGTCCAGTGGGAAGTCGATGCGGTGGAGGTGATAGGCTACTGCGGCGTCAGCCAGGAAACCGGCCAACTGAATATCATTGTCGGCGCTGGCCCAGGCGGCGGCGACGCCGAGGTGGCGGCCGCCACCGATGATGTCGTGGCCGAGCTTTTAGCCAACGTGGACCCGCAAGGCCAGCTCACGCTCGAACGGGCAAACGGAACGACCGAGCATTCGGCGGGCTCGGCTGATCGCTGGTATCGACTCAACACGCCGATTTCATACCGCTACGTAACAGGAGGGCCGTGACATGCCGGCAAAGGCTTACAGCACAAAGGGACTGCAAATCTGGCTGGGCGGAACGGAAGCGCCGGCGGCGCTCGTGCCCACGGCGATCACCTCGGCCAAGCCGGCCGTCGTCACCGTCGCCAATACCGCCGTCGTGGGCGACCTGGTCTACGTGTCGAACAGCGGCTTTCCCGAGCTTGACGGCAAGTGGTTCCCGGTTGGCACGCCGACGGCCACGCAATTCGAGCTTGTAGGCTCCGATACGACCGGCACGGCCGGCGCGCTGGCCACGGCGCCCACGGTCGACCTGCACGCCCAGGGCGACGCTTTCGACCTGTCGTGCCTGGCCAAAACCATCACATTCAACAGCGACGCTCCGGCCGCCATCCAGGCCGGCACCTACTGCGACCCGAGCCTGGCGATCACCTCGCCCATCATCCCGCCGACCACGGTGGAAGTAACCGGCAACATCAAAATCGAGGACCCGGCCTATGGCGAGCTGATAGACGCTGAGGCCGATGGCGTGCAGCGGTCGCTCGACATCGTCCTGCCGTTTGGCCAGCAGCACATCGTCGGGCCGGCCGTGATCTCGATGGTGACGTGGGACTTGCCGGTCGACGGCGTGCAGGGCTTCCGCGCGACGATGACCTGCGCCAGCAAGCCACAGCATCGCTTTGAACACGCATAAGGAAACCCAATGGCAGAAACCAACGGACACGCGCCCGACGAGGTAACGACATTGAACGCCAGCGCCGGCGAGCTTGACGCGCTCTTGCAGGGCCTGTTCGAGCCGGTGCAGTTCGAGATCGCACCGGGACGCAGCGTCGAGATTCGGCCGCTGATCATCAACCAGGCGGACGAGCTTTACACCGGCGAGAACAGGAGCGGCGCCAAGCTGCAACGCATGCTCCTGGCCAAGTGTGTTTACATCAACGGCCGGCCGCTCGGACCAGACCTTGCGGCGACCTTGCCGATTGCGCTGGCCAATCGCCTGGTCCCGGTGGTGATGGGGTCCAACGGAATGGAGATGACGGCGGCGGCCGAGGGCGACGCCGGCGAGGTTTCGGACCCAAAAGCATAAGGCGCCGGTGGCGCCTGGCGCAGCATGCGCTGGCCGAGCTGCTGGGCCGCACTGTTGGAGAGCTGCGCGCAACCATGACCCTCCCGGAATTCCTTTCGTGGCAGGCCTACAGCAAGGCCAAGGCGGCCGAGATGGCACGGCCCGCCGGCAAGCCCGATCCCGACACCTTGCCCGAGCTGGGCGCCATGGGGCCGGCCGGCATCGCCCAGGCCATGCGGGGGTTTTAGATGGCCAAGCTCGAAATCAAGGGCGCCGACGCGCTCAAGGCCGAGTTGAAGAAGTTTCCCGACGCCGTGCAGGCGCGCGCCGTGCAGACCGGCGTGCGCAAAGCGGCCGGTAAGCTGCGAACCGAATTGCGCCGCGCCGCCTATGCCAAGGTGGCCAGGGGATACAAGCGCAAAAACCTGTTGCGCCAGGCCATCCGCTCGGCGGTCGGCAAGCGGCCGCAGTTCAAGGGCAAGGCGTGGGTGGCGCTTAAAACCGTTCCCGGCGAATCGCGCACGCGGCACTATTACAAGACGCTGGAAGTCGGCCGCAAACCTTACCAGCGATATGCGCTGACAAAGTTTCAATACAAACGGTCGACCAAGACGGCGATGAAACGCCGGCGTGTCGGCGGCAAATATGCCGGCTCGCCGCCGATGAAACCGTTCTGGGACAGGACGGTGCGCGCCAACAATGCGGCGATCTCGACCATCCTGATCACCGAGACCCTGAAGGCCATCGCCTACGAGGCCGGCAAGGCGCTCGGCCGCTCGAAGGGCAGGCGCTAGCCATGGCGCAGATGGGCTCGCTTGTCGTCTCGCTGGAGCTTCAGCAAGAGCAATTCCAGAAGGGCATGGACCAGGCGGCGCGCCAGCTCGCCAGGGCTGAACAGCAATCGAGGAAAACCCAGGCTGCATTGAGCGGCCTGGAAAATGGCATGAAGGGAGTTGTCGCCGGCGCCCAGGCGTTCGCCGGGGCGTTGGCGGCCATTGGCGTCACCAGGCTGGTTAGCCAGATCGGTCAGCTGGTCGACCAAGTGGGCGCGCTCGGTGAGCAGGCCGACAGTGTCGCGCTGACGACCGACGCTTTCCAGGCTTTCAGCGCAGCCCTGCGCGACGCCGGCGTGAACGCCGACCAGACGGCGGCGCTGCTCGGCAAGGCGGCGCGCAGCGTCGGTGACGCGCTCGAAGGCGGCAAGGAACAGATCGAGTTTTTCCAGCGGCTGAACGTCGGCCTGCTCGACGCCAAGGGCAACGCGGCGCCGATGGCGGACGTGATGCAGCGCACGGCGGCGGCCATCCTCGCCGTCGAGGACCCGGCCAGGCGCGTGGCGCTGGCGTCGCAATTCATGGGCAAGAGCGGCCGTGATGCCATCCCGGCGCTGGAGCAACTGGCCAAGGGTGCCGCGGCCCTTGGCGCGGAGTTTGAAAAGGAGATCATCCCGGCCGAGGTGATCGCGCGGTTCGATGCGTTCGGCGACAAGGTGGGGCAGCTCAAGGCGCAAGTCAGAAAAGAAGCGGCCATCGCCATCAATGATTTTTTCACGCCCGCGCTCATGTCCGAACTGGCGCGCCTGGCGGAAATTTTCGGCCGGCTGGGCAAGGCGCTCGCCAGCGCGCTTACCGAAAGCGGCGGCGCAAGCGACGTGCTGACCGACGCGCTGCGCAACACCAACAACGAACTGGAAGCCCTGGCGAACTGGTGGAACGATCTTACGTCGGGCAGCGACACTATCAATAACGCCCTGCGGCTGGTCACGCTTGAGGTGATGAACCTCAACCAGGCGACGGCGGACGCCATAGGTTTTCTGCGCGGGCTGTTCGGCGCCGCCAACGCTGCGGCCTTTGCGGCGGAAGCCCAGCAGATACGCGACCAGATTCAGATCATGCGGGAGGCGGCGGCCGAGCTGGCCAAGCTGCCAAAGCCCGAGCCGGCGGCGCCGGCCGGGACTGTCATCGACATCAAGGGCGGCACGGGCAAGTTTACCCAATTTCCCAAGCCGGCGGGCGGCGGCAAGGATGCCGCTGAGAAGGAGGCCGAG